GTTCTAACAGCCAAAAATCCATTTGCTGTAGCGGCATTCAACTCAGAAGTTATTGATTTAATTTGTGCTAAGCCAGCTCCAAAATTTTTCATGCCGGTGCCGATCCTTTCCATGGAAACCGCAAGCGCCGCTAACATCAATCCCCCGCCAATCATTCCTATTCCAACTAAAACTGCCCCGAGGCCGCTGGTTGCCGCAAAAAGTAAAAGCACAGCAGACAAAGACACTGCAGTTGCTACTCCCAATGCTCCAATGGCCACAGCTATGGACATTATACCATCTGCAATTTGTGGTAAAACATCAGTATTGTCGATAAACATTTGGAACATTTCCATTGCCACTGGTGCGCCTGATTTTATTGCATTAAACATGGTGACCATCGCTATTGCCGCAGCGACTACGCCAAGGATAAGACCCATGATCACAGGCATAACACCCATGATGGCAAATCCGAAACCAATAATCGCAATTGCAATAACTCCAAAAATAAGATAAAACGGAGGAGAATGAGGATCATAAAAGGCTCCGATAAGTGCAAAGATAATTGGTAAAATGAGAATTAAACCACCGGTTGCAAAAACAAGGGCTGTTCCCATTGCAGTCAGCCCACCGGCGGCAATCTTGGCAGCGATGGCAAGAGCTATTTTCGCCACAACCGATCCGTTCTCGGCGGCGGTGGAGAGGATCGTTCCGGCTGTCGTGCTCTTCAACAAGATAAGTTTTAAACCCTGCCAGAGGTTATACGCTCCAGTCGCTATAGTTGCGAGTTTAATCTTAGACGTCCACACGCCCCAAATAACAATAAGAGCCATTATCGTTGGTATCATCATCCCATGCATCGCACTGTTTACTACTGATATTCCTTCAAACATAGCAGTTAAAAAAGAGATTACGGGCGACATAACAAGAGCCATCTGAGCGAATGCCATCGATAACTGATGAGCCATCGGTACCAATTGTGTTGTTAATTCTAAAAGTTCCTCTTGCCTTTTGTTTGCTTCTTCTTGTTTTCTTCGATTTGCATCAATATCTGCTTGAGATGCATTCAAAAGCTTTTGAGCCTCTGCGACGGAGCCAACACCTAATGCTTGTGCAACATACATTTGTGTGTATGGATCCATCGAGTCCATATTCGCCCCAACGCTTCTCATTTCTTGTTTAAGATATTCAATTCTTTGATCATATGACATATTCATCATATCAATTGTTGAAATACTTGTCCCCAATACGGCATTAAGTTTAGCACTAACATCTGCTGCGCCTTCAAAAGTGTCAAACTGTTTACCAACGGCGACTAAACTAGACATTTCTACGCCTGTTGCCTTCGCCTGTGCAGCCAAATTCTTAAAGACATCCATTGTTCTATTACCGTACATTGCAATGTCTCCGGAGACTGCCTGAAAGTCCGAGATCATTTTAGAGGCGGTCACTCCCATTGTTTTACCCATCATTGCAATTTCTCTTGTCATATCGGTGGCTTGTTTTGCTGATTTACCCATTGCTTTGGTAAAGAAGTCCATCGATTTGGCTGCTCCCACGCTATCAACACCTATTTTTTGCATCAATACAAGGTTTGTTGCCATGTATTCGTTTGTGGCTTTGGCCTGTGGATTAAAGGCAGCAAAATTATTGGCCAATGCTCCCATTGCTTGATTAGCCTCTTCAATCGTACCACCGGCCGCTATTGTACTCGCGTACACATCTTGAAATGTTCCTGCCATTTGGTTACCAAAACCTGTCATCTTTCCAAATGATTTTGAGGCATCATCTAAGCCAATTGCTATTTTGATTACTTCATCTACAACGTTCGCCATTATATTTTTAAGATTAAATGTATCAGATAAAATAGCCAGAGTTCCTTCACCCCCCATAACGAGACTCTTGGCCATATTGGCTGCTTGTCCGGATATGGTTTTGGAGGCAACTGTTTGTATGCCCAATGAGCCGGCAATTTTGTCATTTAATGATTTTACATTTTCAGAATGTTTCTTTTCTTCTTTTTTAAGTTCTATTCTTTTCTCATGGGCCGCGTTAATTTTTAATTCTATTTCCTCCATAGCCTCCGCGCTGTCTCCATGCTCATCTGCCAGGGCAAGGATGTCAATTCCCAAAGCCTTATATTGTTCTCTAAGAGCATTTTGAATCTTGAGACCCTCCGCATCGGTGCGGAGGCTCGCGGCAGCAATTTCTCCGGTTTTAATCCTTGTTACAAGGTCTTCTTTCAAGGCATCGAGTTTTTTTTGCTCCAAGTCATTAAGTTTAACAAGCCGGTCATATTCAGTTTGACCGCTTTTCAGATTTTCATCTTTAAGTTTTCCGATCTGTCTTTGTAATTCTTTCGCAGTTTCAAGTTTCTTGTTCATTTCTTCTTGAATTTTTACAAGTTCTGCTTCGTCTTCTTTTTCCGTTGGCATGAATAGATCCTTCTTGTATCTAAATAGTTAATAAGAAAAAATGCTCGACTTTACATCGAGCATATCTTACCTTCTGGCTTTATCCATTTCTTTCTTTTCTTTCTCGTATTCCTCGACGGTTCGCTTTAACCACCAGTCGCGAAGGCCAACTGGGAGATTATACAACTCAAAAAGAGACCACCCACCATAATGTTTCAAAACAAAGAAAGTCTCATAGACTTGCTCCATGTAATCATTCGTTAGGCCAAAAAAAGTCGGCACCGAACGGTACCGTCATTACCTCCTCATGTCCGCACTCGGAACATTCAAAGGTATCTTTGATTTGTAAATCTGGGGAAATTGCTTTAAAAACATTTCTTAAATGTTTTGAATCCATTGCAGTCATATTGTCAATTACATGATTGATAATCTTTTTGGAATCATGGCCATTGAAAGAAACAACAAATTGCTTCATTTGGTTTGTGATTAAATTATCTAACAGTTTATCGTTCTTATTTTTCTTGACCATCTGTTGTTCGTCAACTCCAAGCAGTGGCCTAATCTCTGCCACAATTTTAGATAGGGGCAATGTTGTTTTAAATGTCATATTTTTCGTCATTTCAATCCCAAACTCTTGATATTCATCACCATGGTAAGATTCATGTTCATTTAGATCAAAATTTTGTTTTGAGGTTATTGCGCAACTTGGACAAGTAACTTTTGTTTTGTAGATATTGCCATATGCTGATGCCCTGGCATAAATTAAAATAGCGTTTCTATCTCCAATGTACAAAGATTCTCCTCTGATTGACTTATCTTTAATCAAATTATCGACGACTCGGTCAATCGCCAAGCCTTTTCTTAGCAAAGATCGATTCGTCAATAAATCCTCGTCTTTTGCGGTCATATACTTAATTTCAATTGTATCTTGGCCGCTTAGTGGATGCCCCGTTGGATATCTGCCTTTTGATGGAAGTTCAACAAACTCTGTTGGTGTTACAAAATCCATTGGGTTAGCCATTTGAGGGGCATCCTCCGTTTTTTGTGGTTTATGACCGTCCATTAATCGGTCTTCATTATTTCTTCTCATTTATACCTCATTTATTATCTTCTTTACTTTCAACATCAGGAGTTCCAAAAAGATTATGTCCTTTTGAATGCTCCGCATAATCATAATCCAGTTCTAAACTGTATTCTACCAAACCATCCTCACCATAACCAAGATCCCCCCAAGTGATAGACTTTATAATTGGATTAATCAACTTCCATTGTTCTACAACTTTAATTTTCCTATTACCTTCCGGTCCGGTTGCTGTATTGTCTATCTGCTGGATCATTACTTCGCCTAGTGCCTTTACCATATCTTGTTTTGAAACTGATTTGGTGTCATCTGGATTAGAATAACCTCCATCCGTTGTCAATTTCATCAGATATTGTGCCGTATCCGAATTCGTGGTATTGGTCGGTGGTTCCGCAGGTTCGGCTGCAGCGGGAGTTCCTGCTCGATCAACTTGACCTGCCATATCAACAAATGTGACCTTAACTGTATTCCACTTAGGCAATCCGGGATACTTAAAATGATGATTGATCATTTTGTATTCTTTATTGTCAAATGTTAAAGTAGGCTTGCTAACTGATTTGGCGGCAATCACAAATCTTCCACCAATTATCACAACAAACCTATCTTTTAATTTTGGCGTGAAATCTCGAAGAGTCCAAAAAGCCATTTAAACCTCACTATGCTTCGGGATTAAAGAAACTATTGGCCGGAGGTGGCATCTGAGCGTCTCCAATCTCAATTTTTGAAATATCTGCACCAACGTTAGTATCAATACCAGCAGTAGTGTCGCCTGGAAGAATATCACAGATAGCCCAGTCATAACGAAGAGTCAAGGTAATTTCTACAAGGTCTTCCGCACTATAATCTAAATCGCCATACTTAACGCCCTTGACAAATGGGTTTTGAAGAGTCCACCTTTCGATAGCGGCACCAGTTGAATCTAATTGTTCAATTTGGATATTTCCAAGAGCCGCTGCTCCTTTGCCTTTTGACATAGTTTCATAAGATCCCCCAGGGCCGTTAGGAATTGCATATCCTTGTGCATCCAATAGAGCATTTAATTGAGCAGTTGCTCCGGGAGAAACGGGGTCAACTAAAACCATATCGATGGTACTCCAAGTTACACGACCAGGATAATAGAATTTATGAGTTAGAAAAGTGTGTTCGCTTTCACTAATTTCAAAATTAGGCTTGTTAACAGATTTAGCAAACCATACATAACCGGAATCATCAGCGAGACCATTGAAAATAATCTTAAACCTAAATTTTCTTTTAGGCTCCTTGTTCCCTATTCCATGTGCTTCAGACCAAAATGACATTGAGTGTTTCTCCTTTTAAATTAAATAGTACTTTAAACAAATTCTGCACCAGTTCTGGTGATAACAAAATCAACAACAATATATTCGATGGCTCGAGCAGGCTTAATGTAGATTTTTGCATACATAACATTACGGTCAATCAAGTCAGCAGTTGTCGTTGTTTCATCAAGAACCAATTTATAATCTGTTAAACCAAATCTCGCTTGCGTACCTGCTAACACTGGATTGACTTGAGATTTAAATCTTGCCCAAGTAGAATCAACATTTTGATCAAATAAAAGATTTCTAGCAACTGTGCTAACTTTAGACTTTAGATAAAGAAGCAACCTGCGGACATTAATTCGATCTAGTGCTGATTGTCCTGCTTGAAGAGTTTTTTGTCCGAATATCACAACACCTTCGGCAGGGAATGTAGCGATTGGATTAATGTTAACCTCGTACAAAGAGTCTCTTTCATTAGAATCAAGCCTTTGTCTTGCAGAGATAACAGGGGGACCTCGCCGGCCTCCAAGATTTCCAAGTCCGCCTCGATTAAATCCAGCCGGCGCAAACCAAACTTCAGATTGTGCTTGAGATTTTGCCATTGCTCCAAGGCCGGCAACAGAAGATGGAATCCAAACATATTGGCCTCCAGAGATATTATCTGCCACCTGAACCCAAGGGTAAAAACAACACGCATAACTTGAATTAAGATTTCTAGACTTAAGACTAGAAACTGCGCTCGTTACTGAACCAAGTCGATTAGCAGCAGTGTCTTTAGATTCCGCTGTCGGAACGTAATCGTTTTCGAGATCGATAACCGCCAAAACATCTTTTCGATCTTCAGCAATGCTGATAAGTTTATTGGTGATTAATGGCTCGTAGATACCAGGCGCCATTAATAGATTCCCTGGAACAACCTCGGGATCCTTTATAGAATCAATCGCTTTAAGAAGAGTGTATTGTACGTAATTGGTTGTCTCAGCAAGAGAAGAACCAATTCCATCATTTCTAAGAGGCTCTTTTTCTGTAATATCAAAGCCCTCAGTACCACCCCAAATCGGCATCAAAAACTGACGAACATTGAGATCAAGAAGTTCTCCGAATGTTCCATTTTGATTAGTTTGTGCATTTTGAGGAGAGGTAAATGAAGTTGTAGACGTATTTGCAGTAGCAGACCAAGAACCAGATGTATAAGTTACAGTATTCTCGTCGCTGTTAACAACTAAGTCGTCTAAAGTGAAGATAAATGAATATTCAAAATGATCATCATTAGTTGGTGTATGAGCATCAGCTCCTGCATTCAGACTTCTTACATAATCAACATAATCTGGGTCATTAGTAGTAGACGTTGTTGAAAGTTTTGGACGAATTCCATAATAAACTCGATAAGGATCTGGTGCAGCGCCGTCAGTTCCCGCATCTCTTAAAGGTATTTTTGGGAAATTAAACGAAGCCGTATAGTGAAGAGGGCCAGCCGCAAATACAGTTGAAGTGCCGCCCATTGCTGGGCAAGTATTGTTTCCTTTAACAAAAGCGCCAAGAAAACCATCGGAACCAGTACCAGCAGTTGGAGTAGCGGCAGATATTCTAGAATTCGCATCGGTGGTTTCGGCATAACTTATGTCCCAGAAAGCACCCGCTTTATCCGCTGTAATTGTGACCACGCCACTGTTATTATCAGTAGCTGTGTAACCATCGACACTGTTAAAGAGTTCTTGCAAATCATCACCCGTTGGAGTACCGCCATCGTCGGTTTCTGCTTTGATAATGGCAGTGTATCGAGGAGATGCTGCAACACCACCATCAGTAAATGAAGTGGCGCTTGTGACTGAAGTCGAACCGACGGTTACTTGGTATGCATCACCAGCCAAGGTGACTGTAAATACATCATTCTCGACCAATTCACCTCCTGCAACTGTAATAACAATGGCTGCTTTAGTTCCAGAAGGCCCACCATCTCCAAATGCTTGAGCAGTATTGTGACCATATGCAAGAGTAAAACCTTTCGGTCGAACCGGACCGTAGAATCCCGCGGGGAGGAGACCAGCTCCGCCGCCATCGGCGATATTTTGATTTATATCAACATAAATGAGATCGGATTGATTTGGATAATCCCCATATGTTCTATAGCGTCGATTGCTATTATCCCAAGTCATGTATTGATCGCCAATTCTTTTTCCAATATAGTTTGGAGAAGCAGGATTTAAGTTAACATTGGAAAATCTTTCAACAGCCATTCCGGACATGTCTTTGACTGCGACTGTAAAAGAGCCATAAGATTCCACATTGGAGTTTGTTGGCTCTTTAATGCTTTCAACTGCAATCATATAATTTCTTTGAGTTTCATTTCCAACTGACATCGCTTTAAGTCGGAAAAGCTTTACTTGATTAGTTGCTTTTTGTGATATAACCCAGCCAGATTTTGCTTCTTTTGCTGATTCATTCCGATCGGACCAATTGTTGTCAGATAACGAACCACTTTCTAGTGGTAGCAAAATACCATAAACAGTACCAGCCGCCGTGTTTGTCACAGTGTCTTCAACATTTCGAACATATGATTCACCAAGCCAATATGTTTTTAAATCAGCAGAATCGATAACAGTGCTGTTAGTTAATTGTGGATTGGTATTTAAAACATTACGTATGTATTTAGAAGAATTTCGACTGAAATTTACAACCGGGGTTTCCAAAAGAGTTCCAGCTGAGTTGTAGATATTAAATTTAAATGCTCTGCCAGCTCCAACAGATTTGATAAATGTTCCAGCCTCATTGATTGTTTGGGATCCCATACTGCCCGAGACATGATGAGAACCGGTAAGGGTGATGTATCCCTCATTTGCGTAAAGAACAGCAGCAAGAGAGCCGGTACCAAAATCAGTAGATCCAGAATTAACCAAGAAAAGTCCGTAAGCGGTTCCGTTGCTAGAAATGGTAGCGCTTGGGGTGGCATCAAGTTTCCAACCAGCATATCCAGCACTAGCATTCGGGTGTTGTTCTCCTGCTAATCTAACCACAACAACAGGTGACTCTTCCGATGCCAGCCAAGCCTGCGCAGCGTAAGAAGCATATGTTGGGCCTGTTGTGTTGCCTTCTCGCCAGATATCGCCCTGATCGCCGGTTCCACCAGGAACAGGTGCCCCGAAGACCGATACAAAATCATCAAGATTTCTAATTTTTACAGGTTTATTAGCCGGACCCTTTCTAGTTCGACCAATGATAATCGGCCCTTCAGCATCTCTTTCGCCAGGAATGAAGCTTTGGTCAACTTCTCGCATTTCAATCCCGGGAGATAGAAAATCAAATTTTTTAGCCATGGACTAGTTCTCCTTTAGTAATTCTAATTCTTATTAAATAGTTGTGCAATTTTGGAAAATCACTAAATGTCCCTATATTTCTTGTTGTCGGTCTCCCAGGGTTTTTCGTCTCCAACGATAGTTCTTTCCCTAATTAATTTAAGTTCAACAATGGTTTCTTTCTTAATAATCTTTGGTACCTCCTCATTTTCTCCATCGCCAAGAAGGTATCCCAATACTTTAATGTCAACTTTAGTTTGAAATGATCTCTCCTCTTCTCCAAGATTTGATGAGTTATTTGTTTGAGCAAAATCCTGTTGAATAAATGCTTCATATCTGTGTTTATTTTTCTCCATCAACAATGCATTGATATTACCGGTTCTTGTAATAAAAGGAGTGATCAGATCATTCATTTGTTGTTGATATTCTGTTCTCAACGTAATAGAATACATAACAGTAATCCACACTGGTATCGGCATATAGATTTCTTCATAAACAATTTTTTTATTATCAGTGGGATAGTGATATTGCCCTTTCTTCCGGTAAGCATCCGCCGAAGCATATTTTCTTGTAGAGGTTCTAGCAATGGACTGAGCGGCTTTTAATTGATGTTTGCGATATCCGCGAGGCCCACTTTTATCTGGAAAAATATTTGCTTGAAAACCCCCTTTAAATTGCGAATCTTTCGCGAAAGATGCTCTTTCAATTGTTATCAAAGGTAGTTTTAATTTCCCAACAGAATCTCTAATTTGCTTTTCTTTAATATGAAACGATCGTTCCGGCGAAATCCACAAAACCGGCACTTTTTTAAAACCGGAGTTTGTGTTAGTATTGAGATCAAATTGCTTATCGATAAGATCGTACAATGCCAAATCAATTGTTTCGATTGTTGATGGTTGAATTGTTGTCTCTTTACTGTGCATTGAATAGTCCGTCCCTTGATCTGATACATTCGGCAGTTATTTCAAATCTTGAATCAATTTGGCCAAATAATTGCTTAGGCTCATTTAACTTTACGATTTCATAGAAGATTTCACCGTATCTTATAAAATCTCCTTCCCTAACAAACAAATTTTGATCTTCCGTTAATCTTTTTTTATGAAAATGCACAGTGGCAGTTGTCTTTTTATCAATTCCGATGTTGTCCATGAAGCTGGTCTCGATTCCTCCATATTCCACAAGAGCATAAACTCTTATCGGATGAAGGAAGTTTTTTTCTATTGCTTCTCCATAAAGAGAATGAAAATTTGTTGTCTCCATATCGATAGCAAAATACAAAATCTGTTGTCCGACAACCCTTTCGATGATTTCATCATTAACTTGCTTGACAAGATTTTTTTCTTTTTCTCCCAGAAACAATGGAGGAGGTGGTTGAGTTGGTCTTTCCCATTCATTAGCCATTTAATTACCCCACATAAATCTTTAAAGGCGCTTTTCCTACGATAGCATCCGTATTGTCTATCATCGCCTTGTCGGTCTCCGCAAGTTTGGAATAAAGCATTTCATCAAGTTGTTTATTCAACTCTTCTTTTAGTGCGGACTGTTCAGCGGCAGCTTGGGCAAGAAGATCACTGGCATTCAAGGTGACACTTTCACCCGGAATAGGAATTGTTCCCCCAAATTTACCTCGAATTTGCCCTAATGTTTCTTTTGAAAGAGCAAGAGAAAATTTTCTTACCCACTGTTGTCCCATTGAGTTAATTTTATTAAATGGTATATTTTCAAAGGGCAACGTATTCATATTATTTATTCCCTTAAGCCCAGAATCATAGGATCCTTCAGAAAAAGCATCATTGTCTTCCACTGTAAACCTAAACCAAATATCACTTGGAGAAACACCTGTTGGTGTAGGAAATAACTTAAGTTTATTATCAATTATTTCATATGAATAATGCGATGTTCTTGTATACAAATGATCTTCATACGCAATTGCCTGTAATTTATTTTGCCATGGAGGAATAACATTGAAAGTTGAATCATCTGCATATTGTCCGTAATTTTGATAATCTCCCACGACGTTCAGCCCTCCGTAGTAACCATAAAATCTCCACATTGCTGCTGGTGAGCGATAGTAAACTGCACGTACTTTAATTCTCTTCCCTCTATCGATACCAGAAAATGCCACATCGCTACCAGTCAAAGCAGAAGCGCTCACTGCTGCTTGCAAATCATAAAGTTGTTTATTAGTTGTAGTACTGATGGAGGCAGAATAAACAGGCTGAGTGCCTCCCACTACGGCCTCTGAAGAAAAACCATCTGCGATTCTAAAAGCGTAATCAAATTGAAATTTCGGATATTTTAAGGAAGCATTATCTGTACCAGACAACGTACCTTTGTTGTCAAAAGAACCAGTTGCTCCACCAAGAGCAGACCCAAGAGCATTTCTCGCTTGATGAAGATTTACGATGTAGGAATACTCCAAGCATGCCTCTTCATAATGATTATAGATATTTCCGGCTGTAAGTTCGATATCTAAAACATCACCGCCTAATCTTCTGTATGTGTAGGCAACTTGAGCAGATGCTCCAGTCTGAAAAGCAGAACCAGAATAAAAACCAATAGCCAATGCAGAAACAACATCTGAAGTTGATCCAGTTGATGGCAATACTATCGCACTAGTCGTTGATTTAGGTGTTAAAATTGGTAATGCCATTAAAAGATCCTCCGCTATTTCTAATTAGTTAACACAAAAGGAAAACCTCCGATGCGAAAACATCGGAGGCAAAGCATTACACACATATTTTATTTTTTGGAGGAGATAGACTTCGATTTAGTTCTTGTATTCATTTTCTTGACCCTTGTATTTTTACGAGGGGCTTTATTCGTTGTTTTCTTTACCTGAACTTTTGGTTCCTCAACCACAACTTTCACCGGTTCGGCTTCAGTCATGAATTTTGGCTCCTCTAGTGTTACTGGTTCTTCAATAACGGGTTCAGGATTTTTAGTTTTTAATTCTTCAATTTTTTGAGAGTTCTCGGCAGCGAGACCAGGACCGGGAGCAGTTTCCTGCTCTCCACTTAGCCTAGCAATTCTTGCCAATGTTCTCGCTCGCTTTGTTTTACGCCCCATTAGTTACCTCGACTTAACTGAACACTATTGAGTTTGAAGCAGTACCGGAATCTACAATCATAACATAGCCAGAAATATACCATTCTGAGCCGTCACTTACAAACTCTACCCAGCTATTGGCCAGCACATCTGTGTTGCCATCAATAGTGAGAGTGACATGCGAAGAACCGTTGCCAACCACTTGAGTCCCGGGGTCTGCACCATCACCAGTCATGGCGAGAGGGCCACCATTTAAATATTCCCCGGCCTGGGCTGTAAATGCAACAGCGGCACTATTATCGGTTAGCGCAGCAATGAATAAAAACTTAAAGTATGTACCATCTTGTACTGATGGTAAAGTAATTGTGATGGTGGCAGCACTATCATAATTGATTAAATAATACTCGCCACTTTCCGCTTGTGTGATGGTTTTGCTAGCCGTAATCGTTTCCACTCTCTGGCGGCTGGCAACGCGGGCTGATCTTGCAACTCTTGACATAATATAAATCTCCTTAAAATATCAATAAAATATGTGGGCTTCCGCCCAATTCATAGTAAATAGTTAATAGAAAAAGAAAACCCCCAACCAAGAAGGAAGGGGGGTCATCTTTTTGAGCATTTAACCTATGTTAGATTAGGATCCGGACTCTCCGAGAAGTCCACGCACAATGACTAGTCCGTACATATCGGGACGAACCAGCTTCTTACCGTAACGAGTCATGACACCTTTACGTGGCACGAAGTCTTCGACGCCGAAAATCGTTGGAGTAGTTTGCAGCGGCACATAAGGTGCATACACATATCCAGATTCAAGGAATGAAGAACCTTTACGACCTACTAGGACGAGGTTTCTTGGGAAGTAGGGATCAACGATAACATCGAATTTACGACTCAAGGAACCGGTCTTCACGGCACCGATATCGCCTTTATCAGCATCAGCAGTAACATTAGCACGGAATCCAGCAGTGAATTCGAGAATGTTGGCTACGTCAGGAGACACAACAACATAGTTGGCGCCGCCACGAAGGGTCTTTCTGTGGATCTGAGCAGAAACATCATTGATTGTCTCAATGAGAGTCTCATACCATTCAGAAACCGTACCAGTGAAGTCAGGAGCAGCAGCAGTAGCGCCCAATTCTGCACCAGTTGAACGGTTAACAAACAATCCGGGAGAGCGAGACCAATAGTAAGTAGCAGCAGTACCACCACGAACAAGGTCAGCGATAATCTCACGATCGATCTCAAGAGCAATTTGCTCAGACAAGATAGAAGTCAACTCTACCTCAGCATCCAAGTTGTGGTAAGCATTCAAGTCTTGACCCAATTCTGGAGTCCACTTGGCTTTCAACTTCTTGGTTTGTGCTGTGATAGCGATCGAGTCTACCTTGATATCGATCTCTGGGATGAACGCATTACCTTCAAGGGCATAATTGTTACTATCCTTCGACTGAACGGATCCGAGAGCATTACCAGCAGCGATGTGATCTCTGATCGGGAAAGTAATTTTACCAGCAGCGATCGCAGTTGATTCTACGGCTGTGGTGCTTTCTGTTGAAATGTCACTTCCGTTAGTAAACACAAAGGTAAATCTAACAGCCGCGGTTGATGTCCCAGAGTCGGAGGATGTAACCCGTCTTGTAAGACGACGGATTTGTTTAACCTCATCTGCAGCAACACCAGAAATCCCACTGGCATCGTTGATAGCTGCGACCAGTTCAGCATCGACAGCCCATTGGAAAGCGCCCATGTTTTCATAGTCAGCATCAGAAGGACTTCGGCCATTATCAAGCAAAAGTTCACCAACGTCTAGAATGTAAACACCAGTAGTCGTTTGAGCCAAAAGATCCGGATCATACATAATGTATTTCGAATTAGTCTCAGACACAGTACCATCAAGCTTGAAAGAAGCTCGGTGGGCACAAGAAGCAATGGTATTGTTGCCTAGCGCTTCATTACTTCCGGTTGGTGCAGAATATCCATAACCAACAACAGTTCTGGGACCACCTTGGTCTTCACCATGAGTAGTACCAACAAGATTAAGACCACCCGTGATCTGAGCAGCAAGTCTATCGCCACCATAGATGGATTGTGACCCTGAAGTACTGTTCCCCATTCGTCCATCCGGCTGATCCTGACCATTGGTTTGAGTACCAAAAGCAAAGTCAAGGAAGAAGATCAGACCAGATGGCAATGACATCGGCTGAACACTTACAAGATCGTTTGCGATAAGTCCGGCGAATACACGACGAACAATTGGAAAGGCAACAGCAGCAAAACCTTCTACATTTCCGTTACCCATTGTATTAACCTCGCGAAGGAGTTCCTTAGCTTGGTTTTCTAAAAGACGAGCCATATTATTCTTGGCTTGTTCAGTTTGAAGGCCTTCGAGCAAACCGGTTTGAGTCCATTTGTCAAGAAGGGCCTGCCCTTCTTTAGCAATATCTCGATTTACAATACCTTCGGTTAATTTTTCTATAATAGACATTATTTAACCTCCTTATTTGTTTTTAATGCCTGCCAGTTTCTGCATCTTTTTTACAAAAGGGTCATCAGTCTGGCGTTCGTTTATGTTTTGTCTTTGAGGAAGCATTGAAGATAAATTTGATCTACGGTTAACAGACTCGCTTAGTGATTGTGGACCTTTTTTAAATTGTGATCCCACTGTTGCTTTGAGTGTTTCATGTAGACTCTTCGCTTCTTTTGGAGACTCCGCATTTGCAATGGCTTCGACAATTTTTAATTTTTGTCGCTCATTCAAGGAGACATCATTCAATGTGCGGTTTTGATAAAGAAGCTTTGCATTTGAAAGCAAAGTTTCTTCAAGTTTGCTGCTCAACTTTTGAACAACATGCTCAAGCTTTTCATTTTGTTGCTTGAGTATTATAAATGTTTGTTGAAATTGGTCGATTTCTTTGAGGGCTTCTTGAAGTCTTTCGTCGTCTTCCTCTTCTTCGTCTTCTTCTTCTTCCGTGTGAGCTTCTTTGGCTAATGCTTTATCTTTCTCGTAGCCCAAGTTTGCTTCATCAGTTGTCACCCAACCTTTTTTATCCTCGTCCATATCAACTTCAATATCTTCATCCAGGAGATCTAAATTGTATTCAGATAAAATACTAAGTATCTCTTGTAGTTCGTGGTCTTCGCCTTCTTGTAGAGCTCCAAGAAGGGCATCTAAATCCTCTGCTCCTCCTTCCTCGGGTGCTTCCATTCCAGCCTCTTCAGGAGCCGCTGAGGGCTCTTCTAAGGGCTGTTCTGCTGTCATCTCTGCTTCTTCTTGTTGAGCAAGAGACAGTTCAATTGCATCTAAGTCAATTTCAATATCACCATTTTCATCGACATTATCCAATAAAGCAGAAAGAGCTACAGATTCAGTTTCGCCATAGCGAGAGTCCCAGGCTGGAGGTGCTTCAATTTCTTGAGGAGGTGTACCAGTGTCCATGGCCGCCTCGAGTTCTTGCTCTTGAAGAATATCCTCATCTGAAGCCTCAGATAAGTCGGATTCCTTAACCATAAACGGCTTCCCGCTTGCTTCAGAAACAGTAACATTGCCGTCGGCATCTGCTTCGTGGATTACTTCGACAGTTCGGCCCTGATACATCCTTCTTGAGGACGGCGCTTCATTTTCAAGCATAACCGCGACGGCTTCTTTAATTTGTGGCGCATACTTTTCAATAATTGATTGTTCTGCGTTTTTAAGAGCAGCTTCACGTAGAGCTGTAGCGTCCACGATTGCTTGTTCCAACATGCTAGACATTAACACATCTCCTAGATATACTATTATTCTTAATAAATAGTGTCAAGTCTAAGAAAAGAACAATAAGTAATTGTTTAACACTGGATGATATTACCATTGTGGCACAAAATCAGCACTTTTAACTAGTTGGAGGAGTAATAGCCCAATAATGCAAGACCGCTCTTATAACACCACCAGTTGCTGTTCCTGCACATGTAATAACTAAATCCTGCGCAGCATTAATACCCGCAGCGGAGCCTCCGGCTCCAGAATACGGACCGGCAAATGGAGCTATAGCTATCGTCAGTAAATCATCTTGTTCGTCGAGCACACCGTCATTAAGGGCACCGCCGTCACCAGCGGCACCTGCCCAAAGATCATCTATACCACCGGTTCCAAGTTTGGTGATATGATGTCCAGCCGAGATCGCTGTTGTGACTCGAATTGATAACGCGAGTGGAACCGCCAGAGCGGGGAAAAAATTGCTGGACGTAGTCACGGCCCCCGCCGTGGATATGGTTATCGCCACCTCCTTGATCGTCAGGGTCATCGCGGCACCACTCTTGCCCTCGGCCTTCATGATGCCAACGCCGGCATCGTTGCGCATGTACAGATTAGTAGCTCCCGTCGCACTGGCGTGATTGTTGACGATGAACATCAGGTTCCGGGTGTCGGTGGTGCTTGAGTTCGAATCCAGCCCTATTATTGATCCGGTTGTCAGCCCATCGCACTGGATATCTATGGCGCGAGCCGTGGTGACAGCATCAGCAACAATATCAATAACGTCTGCATCTATGTTAGCTGCTTCGATGGACATTGCGATTTGATCTGTGTCATCATTATCGATAAGGAAAGCAATGTCGCCTCCGGAGGAGCCTTGTTGAATTTCAAGTAAGGCTCCGGGGGAACCTACACCGATACCAATTCGATCATTCGCCGCGTCCATTCTAAACATATTGGCGATATTGTCACCGTGCATAGCTACGTCCAGATCTATTGCATCTGGGTTGAGAAAAATAGCCATGGGAGCATCGCCGCCGGCGGTATCCTCACGACCGATCTTAAACGCTGTTTTGAGACCAGCAGTACCCGCAGTACCACCAGCAAAAACGCTAAATCTCAGCTCACCGGCCTCATCTCCAGCAGTAACATCAGTTGCAAATGCCTGGATGGCTGCGTACTGCGTGTCGGCATTCCCTGCGTCAACGCCCATGAAGTCGATCTGACCTAGGGACATATCATCCGCTTCGGCTGTTGCGTCTGATCTCTTAAATCTTAGAATCGGTGGTTTATCTGTTGCTGCATTTGCATTGAGCAGTTGTAAGAGAGGCTCTGTATTGGCAGAAGTGTCTTGAAACTGAACTGTTGCTCGACCGGCTGTCGGAATGGCATCATTACGGACCGCAAGGGGTATGGCGCCGGTTGCAGAAGCGTGATCATTAATAATCGAAACAAGACCACGATTGTCTGTTGTTGAACTGTTTGAATAAAATCTTGCACACTTGCCTGTTGTTAGAGCATCTGCAACAATAGAGAGGCCGTCCGAGGTTGTTAGAGCCGGTGCTGCGATATCAATAACATTGGCGTCAACCGCAATAGAATTAATATCAACTGCAATTACATCGGTGGCTGCACCTACAAGAACCATAGATCCGGAGATATCAACACCGGCTTCAAAGGTTGCCGGGCCTACAATATTTAATGGACCAGATCCAGAAATTTCACCTGTTCCTAGGATCTTAACTGAGTTTGTACCTAGATCATTAACAAATATTGTCCCGGCAAACAATTCCGTGGAAGCACTTAATGAAGTGACGTTGGTAATATTCCCGTTTGCATTCAAAGTGATCGTATCATTGATCTGCAATGAAGATCCTGTGATCCCGACTGCACCAGAAATTGCACCTGAAACGTGCAATGTACTTTCAAGTGTACTAGCGCCAACGATATTTAATTCACCAGATGATGAGACGTTACTCAGAGCAAAAGCACCTGTGACATTTAGAGACCCTTCAATAAATGTGTTACCAACAATGTTAACATCCCCGGAAGCAGATAAACAAGTTGTACCGGCTGTGCCTCCAGCAATAACCAATGTGCCATCACCATTAAGACGGATATTCTTTGTTCCGCCATCATTTATTGCTAAATTATTTACATGAGCATATGAGCCACTAACGCCGGCTGATGCCGTTAGAGCTGTCGCTGCTACAGTACCAACATTTGTTATATTCCCGTTTGCATTCAAAGTGATCGTATCATTGATCTGCAATGAAGATCCGGTAATTCCAGAGGCACCAGAGATGGCGCCAGAAACATGTAATGTGTTTTCAAGAGTGGCTGCCCCAACGATATTGAGTGGGCCAGAGCCAGAGATTTCACCTGTTCCTAAAATCTTAACCTGATTTGTGCCGCCATTATTTGCAAAGAAATCAAGGGCCGATAGTCCTAAAGAAGCAGAAAGATCAGTCACGTTTGATATTTTTCCATTTGCATTCAATAAAATTGTATCATTGATCTGCAATGAAGATCCAGTAATTCCAACAGCTCCGGAGATAGCACCAGAGACGTGCAACGTGCTTTCAAGTGTTGCCGCACCAACAATGTTTAATTCACCAGAGGAAGAGACGCTACTAGGAGAAAAGGTACCGGCTGTCAGTGTACCAGTAACATTGAAATCTCCCTCGACAAACCCATTGCCGACGATATTTACATCTCCAGAAGCTGATAGGCATGTTGTGCCGGCTGCGCCTCCAGCAATGACGATTGTTCCATCACCATTAAGACGAATATTCTTTGTTCCACCGTCATTGACTGATATGTTATTAAAATGAGCGTAAGAACCACTGATACCTGTCGATCCAGTAATACCGACGGCAGTATGGATGGCACCAGAGACATGTAGGGTGTTTTCAAGTGTGGCCGCGCCAACGATATTAAGAACTCCAGATCCAGATATTTCATCTAGAACCGTTAGTTTACCTCCGAAGAGACCCGTACCATCGCCAGCAAGAGCTATAGTTTTTGTTCCGCCTTGGTTGACACTTAAATTGTTTACAAGAGCATAGGAGCCGGTAATCCCTGCAGAAGCAGATAGATTTGTAGAGGATACGGTTCCAACATTGGTAATGTTCCCGTTTGCATTTAAGGTAATTGTATCATTGATTTGCAATGAAGAACCTGTAATACCAAGCGCGCCAGAGATTGCACCTGAAACATGCAATGTATTCTCAAGATAAGTTTTCCCAATGATATTTACATCACCGGAAGCCGACAGGCATGTTGTGTCAGCAGCACCCCCAGCAATAACCAATGTACCATCACCATTCATACGAATGTTTTTAGTACCGCCGTCATTTATTGCTAAATTATTTACATGAGCATATGAGCCTGAAAAGCCGGCAGATGCTGTTACGCCTAGGGCTGTAGTGATGGCTCCTGAAACATTCAAAGTGCTTTCAAGAGTAGCAGCACCAACGATATTTAAATCACCTGATGCAGAAATCTCACCTGTTCCTAACATTCTGGCTGAATTTGTTCCCTCGACATTTGCATAAAACCCAACGCCTTGATATGTATTTGAGGCGGTTATTTGGGTGCAGGTTATTTGTCCGCCGGCCAATAAGATAGGTTTTGTCCCGTCTTGATTTACTGATAACTTATTTAGAAGAGCATAGGATCCAGAAAATCCAGCAGAAGCCGAAACATCGGTTGCATTTGAGATGGTACCGTTTGCATTCAAGAAAATCGTATCATTGATTTGCAATGAAGAGCCTGTGATACCAAGAGCACCAGAGATAGCACCAGAAACGTGTAGTGTGCTTTCAAGAGTGGTTGCTCCAACGATATTGAGTGGGCCGGAACCAGAAATTTCACCTGTGCCCAGCAATTTAACAGTGTTTGTACCTAGGTCGTTTACTAATACCGTGCCGGCAAATAATTCTGAGGAGGCACTCAATGAATTAACATTTGTTATATTGCCATTTGCATTCAAAGTGATCGTATCGTTGATTTGCAATGAAGAGCCAGTGATTCCGGAAGCACCTGAAATTGCTCCTGAAACATGCAATGTGTTTTCTATAAAACCCTTACCAACGATATTTACATCTCCAGAAGCCGATAAACAAGTTGTATCCGCTGCGCCGCCAGCAATGATAATTGTTCCATCCCCGGTGATTACAACGTTTTTTGTCCCACCATCATTGGCCGCAAAACTAAGAGATTGCACTGCTAAAGAAGCAGATAGAATTCCATTTGCATTCAACATCATTGAATCATTGATTTGCAATGAAGAACCTGTGATACCAGCAGCTCCAGAGATGGCTCCTGAAACATGTAGTGTGCTTTCAAGAGTCGTAGCCCCAACAATGTTAAGTTCTCCAGAACCAGAAATAGCACCAGTAACACTTAGAGTACCCTCAAACGTACCAATGTTCATGTGTAAATCGTTGGAGCCGGAAACTCTGCCACCATCGGAAACATTAAGTACGGATACCCCGCCATCTTGTAAATCCAAGATGAGGCCGGTGCCATCTTGATTAACAGTTAAAGTTGTTTGCGTGTTTGAAGTATGATCATCATGTAAGTAAACTAATGGATTCGAGCCGGCTTCTGCTATGTTTCTGTAAATTTTAGCACCATAACCATCAGCAATATCCTGCTGGGCGTAAAGCGTCTTAAACCCTGTGACATAAACTGCCGGATGGCTTGTTGATTCTGAATCTACTTTGAGTGCGTTATACCCGCCTGCTTCATCATGATCAATAAGAACTGCTCCGATGTTATCTGTATCGATGGTTTTTACATGAAATCTGGCTCCAACATCTTCAACAGATGCCGTTGGTGCCACCATCATTTTTCCGACAAATAAATGAGTATCAGTTATCGAATCACCAAATTCTGTCGATCCAGTAGATGAAATGTTTGTAATAAGTCTGTTAGTCGTATTAACGTTTATCTCATCAGCATAAAGTGTGCCGGCTACGTTGACATTGCCTGTGACATACAAAGTAGATTCTGTTCTATCCCAAACCAGTAAATCGCTACCTGTGATTTCACTGGGGCCTTCTCTCCACTGTATTGACCCGCTAATTCCACCAGATCCAGAAATTGCTCCTGTTGTATACGCCCATCCAAATTCTGCCATATGAGAAACTCCTAAATAAATTTATTTCATCCCTAAATAGTCTCGGTCAAACAAACAAGTACTGTAGATAAAATATTCTATATTTTTTAACTAGTCGGAGGAGTGATATCCCAATAATACAAAACACATCTTGCCACACCGGCGTTTGGGTTTGCGCCGGCAACTGTAATTCTCAAATCCTGGGCTGAATTGACACCCATCGCCGCAGCGCCGGCGCCGGCAAATGGACCACCAAAAGGACTGATCGGGACGGTCAGCGTGTCGCCGTCTTCGTCAAGTAAAGCATTGTTAAGTACTCCGCCATCTCCAGCGCCACCACAAATACAATCGTCGACACCGGCAGTACCAAGTTTGGTAATGTGTTTTCCAGCCTCGAGACCAGTGGTAATATGTACAATTATAGCAATCGGTACCGCGTTTGCAGGAAAGAATCCAGATACATCCATTGTTGTATCGGAACCAGTAATACCAGATGCAATATCTACTGAAGTTTCTTTGATTTTTAAACCAAGACCAGTTCCGTTTGCTCCATAGGCAACCGTGATAAGGTCGCCTGTTGAATCTTGGTCCATTTCTATCAGACTAGCACCTGTCGCAGAAGCATGATCATTGGTTAATTTAAGTAGAGATCGTGCTGCAGTGTTACTACTATTTGAAGCTACACTGATGCCATCTCCACTTGTCAAGGCATCAGCCGCGATATCAATAACATTTGCGGCTTGATTAACTGCATTAATGTCTAAAGCAATATCACTATGGACGCCGCCCACGAAGACGACAGAACCAGAGACATGCAATGTGTTTTCTAGAGTCGTTGCCCCAACGATATTTAAAACACCTGAACCAGAAATTTCGTCAGTAACTGTTGCATCCCCAGAAACTGTTAAGTTTGTTATTGAGGTAGTACCCAGATTCGAAGATGATCCTTTAAAATTTCCCATAATTTTATCCTGTTGTCAATGTGATTCCGGACCCAGTTAGATTAAACATACTTTTGGTCGGTATCTGAGTTAATTCACCCCAAACTTGATAAGTAAGATTATTGAGTCCAGACAAGTTTGAAATGTAAAATCTTTTACATTTTACATCAAATGTTACTGCAGCATTTCCTTCAGGGACTGTAATGTAGTGAAAACCCGCAATAACATCATCTGCCGCTGCTGAAGTTTGTGCCCCCCATTCCCCTGGGGTAGAGACTGCCGTTGCCGAGCCGCTTTGAAAATGAACCCTGAATGAACCTGTGGTATTGGTATTGATCACAGTAAAAGATTTTGATACATGGGGGAACTCAACCATATGGACTGTTGCAGTATCCAAATTTGCTGATCCTGTTATCCATGGTGTACCTGATACTTGATAGGATCCTACGTTTCTTAGACCAACATATCCTTTAACATCTGTGTAAATCGCCATAATATTTCTCCTTCTAAATAAGTAGTCTCAAAACTACTTTTGTGTGCGCTCCCTTTTGCGCTGTTCTTTCTTGTGCCTTGCGATTGCTCGTTTTTTTGCCAGTCTTCGCTTGACGGATGGCTTAACATATCTTTTCTTATCCTTAAACTCATCGATAACGCCAAGCTTTTTGCATTTTTTTATAAACCTTTTGATAAAACGATTTGGGTCTTCATTTTTTTTTGGTTTTTCAATGTGATTACAAGCCATTTTAGTTCCCCGCCAATTTTTTCCAAACATTAGTTGTCAACCCAAAGGCTGAAATATCTACGCCTGAGTCGCTTGGGGCTACTCCATCGAGGGCTTTAGATCCTTGTGGGGACATCCCGCCGGGGCCGCGATTAGACATTGGAGTAGTTCCTTCGAAGACATTTACCCCATTGTAAGCATCTCTACCGATAGAGTTCAACAGTTTCTTTTTATTTTCTTTTAATAGTTCTTGTCTTCTTGAATTAGCTTCCGTGTCTGTTTCAAATCTCGGTTTTTGTTTTGTTTCATAAACCACTTGGTTGGTTGACGTACCTTTCACAACTTCAGAAATAATTGTCGAAAGAGCACCTTCTTCGAAAATAACTTCCCTAATACAATCTTTAATCAGAGGTTTCAAAATTTTTTTTAATTCTTCTTTTTTCATTTAAATTCCAGTTATTTATATTGACTATAAGAGTGCCTCTCGGCTTGCAAGTTAGCTTCCATTTTTTCAATCTCTTGTTCTATCTTGATAATGCTTTGGTCGATGGCAGGAAAATTAGATCCATCCTCAGCGGAATATCCAGAAAAATCCGCAATTCTTTCCTCTCCTTGCCTTATTGTTTTAAGCTTTGCCAGTGCTTGTTTTAAATCATCAATGGTTTGCTGCATTTGTGTATGCTCTAATTCAGATTCACTCTCTGGTGGAAAGCTGTCGCTCAGTTCTTCTCTTATGATTTCAATTAATCTATTTTTATTAATCTTCACCATTAATCTCCCAAAATCTTTTTAAATAGATCATTAATGTTATTTTCTTTGACCTCGCGTAAACGAGCAGTCATAGTTCCTTGACCCTTGGGATAAACATAAGCATCCGGAGTTGATGGTTCTGATACCATATCAAAACAAATAAGTTGAAAATCACTCTCAACAACTGTTTGACCTGCGCTTTCTTTTACAGACCCCAAGCCTCTAGAGGAAATACCCAGCTTTACCCCGGCTGAAACCAAATCTTTTAAAATTCTTCCGGAAGGAGTATCGAGAACTTTAATTTTTCCCATAACATCTTTGCCTTCCCACCAAATATCAGTTACGATATGGGAAACATTTTTAAGATTAACAACAGAATCATCCGGATGATCTAACTCGCCACAAGAACGATTATCTTTAACTATTTTCATGTAATTGTCCATTTCTCGTTTTAAAACATTGTATGGATAAACACGACCGTTTCCGTTTTGCTTGTCAGCAGTTTGAAGCCTGCCTGACAAATATAGAACACTGCCATTTGACATTTCTCTCTTTTCTCTTTCAGTCAAAAGATCTTGACAAATGCCACCTTCGCACAGTGCATAAAATTCTCGTAATAGTTTTTTCCCCATTTTTTTCCTCAAATAAAAGACCTGCCGGCGTTACCGGCGCGCTTCAGGACCCGCTGCAGCAACGGCGGACGGGTTGAAGCATCCATCGTTTAATCGTCAACATAATCACCTCCTGATCTCGACGATGCTCTCAATCCAAAATCATCAATGATCATTGAGAGCAAGTATGTTGTCCCGGCCCCCAAGCATGAAAGACAGAACATATTCCCTAAAGAATATTCAAACGTAAATAGTTCTGTGTAGTCGTTTATGCAAAATAAAAACGCAGAGACCCAGAAGCCCATGCACAACGGACAATGAAATAAAGTGTTCCATTTTTTTGTATAATCTTTTTTTGGTCTTATGTCCTCGAAGATTTTACCGTAAACAATTATAAAAGTCATGCCATAAGCGGTAAGTATAAAATTAAATAAATCCATTACCGCCCCATATAAGCGCGATCGAATTCAACAGTAGCATCATTCATTAATTTGGCCTCAATACCAACGCGGTCAGAAACAGCAGACATAAGATTTTCATGGTTCTCTACTAAACTTTGATAAATAGGTTCAAACTTGGAGTGCCCTTTCATTATCCAACTGTTAGTAGTAGCGGCGGCTTCGCCTGCTCCGGGCTCCCTACAATCATCCAAAGGATCTAAAGGTGTTTTTTTGAAACCTGGGTCGCCATAATCAAATTCAGAGTGTCCACCTGTTGGTGGAGTTCCAGGAGTTTTTCTTGGAATTAGTTGTTTTCTAGAAATCATTTTGTTCCAAACACGATCTTTGGCTTCATCAGATGTCGATGACCAGTGATCCGATGTCAGACCGGCACCTTGTTTATTAATCAGGTTGAAGGAAATACCATATAGGATTTTACTCCACCCGGAACCTCTAAAGAGCTTATGTGTATAAATCCAAGACATGTGCCAAGTTTCAGGGATGCATTGCTGTTCTTTTGTAACTTCGCTGAGTCTATCAAGACCACAAGCAGCAAAAGGAAACGGGCCGCGCGCTGTCATAGTATATAAAATCAATTCATGGTTATCTTCTTCGGGGGAATGGAGAAGGGCAATGTCTCCAACGTCCGGCAGAGGAATTGGTTCTTTGTTTTCTTTTAAACCTTGGGTTTTACGAGGATTATAATAAATATAAATATCAGTAAGTTTTATGTCCCCGACTCCTATAGCCTCTTTTTCTTCTTGAAAGCCTCGTGCAAAATCAAAATTTTTATATAACGGCTCTGAATCAATGAAAACATTTTCGCTAGCGTCTGCTACTAAAATGACAGCAACTTTTTCTTCCCATGGAAGACCTCCCATGAATCTCTGTGCTGGCTTGAGGTCCCAAGCCCAAGAGGAAGCCCAAGAGCCTGCGTGACTATCTCTTCCCGGGGAATAGTCTGGTTTTGTCTTTGGACTGAATGGAAAATTTACCCCAGACTTTTTAGAGCGATCATGCCACCAATCGACTGGAGCCTGATACCATTTTTTTTTGGTTGGTATTTCCCCAAACAGTTTTTCGAAAATCTCTTTATCCATTCCCAAGCCGCGATACATTTTACCACTCTTGCGTAGCTGAAAGATTTTCGGATAATTTTGGTTCTTGATCATATCTAAGATAACTTCTGTGGCGTTTCTAGGCAAAGATGTCGTTCCTGACTCGTAATGTTTTTCTAAAAGATCTTCCAAATGCTTCTCGAGATCTGTATATTCTTCTGTTGCGGCAGCAGAGGATGGCTTCAGTTTTTCATCCGGGAAAACATACTTGCCAAGTGGACCGTCGCCGTCCACTTCATTCATGAATTCCCTAAAATTTTCCATGATCAACTTCATTAATACGTGTACCGGCCATAAAGATAAGGTGCGAAAAGATTATGTTGCTGAATCGACCCTTTGTTAACAGCTGCAGGAACTTCGCCCAATTCTGTTGAATATTCGTTATCTGGGTCCAGAAGAGCATCGTCTTGAAGATCGTCATAAGCAGTAGTACCAGCAATATAAGGTTGCTCGGTCTCCATCCATTCAGAGATTTTAAGTAACGTTACTTTAATTGGATCATGAGATTTGGAATCCATAATTTGTCCTTCTAGAGAACCATAAATGTTTCCACCTTGAATAGAATCATGATTAATAACTCCTTGCCCTCTCAAATATTCTAAAAGCCTAGATTCGGCACCGTAAACTGCATCCGACACCATTTCTTTGGCAAAAGTAATAATCTTTTTAGAAGTTGGCTGGACTACAATATCTATATCTTTGTGATCCAGAATCATCAAATCGCCGTTGAGGGCATTACGAAGTTTTAAGGAAAATTCTATTTTGTCTTTTTCAACAATTTCAATTTTAATAGTTTGCTCTTCAGGAACCGGGGCAGTTTCTTCATCGGTGATGTTAATCTTTACTGTCATTCTTGGTTACCTCCGCAATTAAATCTTGAATATAAAAAATTTCTTCAATCATTTGCTGATTTATTGGAGTTTGTGCGTACTTGTCCAGCTTTACCTTAACTTTTTTAAAATTTTCGTTATTAGGGTCTGCCGCCCCTTCTACGATTCGCTGCTGCACGGCGTTCTTGAGGCGCCCAATCTCTTCATTTAAAAAACTTTTTAATCCGAGCCCATTATCCGAAAACGATACAATATAATTTGTAAGAAGTTCCTTCTGTTCTTTTAGAAGGGTTCTTTCATAAGCATTATTAAATTTCTTTACAAAAGTTTTGTATTCAAGATTATCCAAATGTTTCATTTCGGTGAGTGTGTTTTCTTTTCTTCCAAGAAGTTTAACCAAATTGTTCTCGAGCATGATTCTTTTTTTTGCTGCAAGTTTATTGTTTTGGAAATAAAGACCAAAAGAAGCAATATCTTTGTAATTTGGAACAAAGTTTGAAAAAACACCATGCC